AGCAAGGAATTCGCTTTCATCCTAGAAGTAAGTATGCTGCAATATGTGCTGATGTCGTAGTAGAAAATAAGAATGCTATTGCACCTCACCATCACTCTATTTCCCGTCCTTCATCCTCCGCAAAGTCCGTATCGCCCGTGAGCGTTCGCGCTGAAGATCTCGGCGCTCCCTTAAGGACTCGATCTTTACCTTCTTCCCCCTAAGTTTTGAGATCTTTGTAATTGCTTTTTTAATTACAGGTTTGAATACTTTAAGTAGTAAGTCTGCCAGTGGTTTCGCTAACAGAGCAGAACTGGTAGCAACAACAGCAATAGCACCAGTAGTCGCTGCGACCTGTGGTGCTGGTAGATACTGTGCCTGCCAAGGAATATCTTCATAGAGAGTGACACAGACACCATTCTGCAACTCAAAACCAGATACTCTTTCTTTTTGGTTCTGTGCTACATCACCGATGCGTGGTGCATTAGGTGGAGGACACTCTACTTCGTTCTCCTCTACCTTTGGAACAGCATCCTTAGGGATTTCTGGTGCTGCAGGAACTTCTGGTGATGGGACCTTTGGTACAGGAGCAGGTCGCTCAATAACCATGTTCTCAGGTTCATACTGTATCGGATTAAATGATGGCATATTACCATCACAAAAGACCCTAGCACCTTTGGGGTCATCCTCAACCAAATTATCATTGGTTCCTTTCTTATTATCAAGGTGTGCTTCGACACATCCAGGAATATCAATAACAGGAACTCCCACCTGCACCGTCACTGGAGGGGCAGATGGGAGACGTGGTTGATTTGTCATCCAACTTGGAATTCTTATATCACGAACTTCCACAGATCTAATATCAATATCACGAATTTCCATTAGAAACCAGATGGAACTCCTGGGATAGCACCACCAGTGGCACCAGGAAGTTCAGGCATTGCTGCATCTAACATTCCTGGAAGTGCTCCGGCAATTGCTTCTGTTGCTGCTTTAGTGACATTCTCCTTCACTTGTTCGACGATAGCATCACGACGGAGATAAACAACTGTTCCTCCACCGACAATACCAGCAACACCTACAAACGAAAGAATCGCTAGAACATTAATTACTTTTTGCATTTTAATTTCCTCTGTGATTTTTAACTGGTAATGTTTTTTCCATAGTGATAGTCAGTAAAGTGACAAATCCAAAGATGAATATATGTGAGATCATTTAGTATAATTCTTCCTCCATTTCCGTCTTAACAACACAGTCAGACGTAGGATATGAAACACACAGCAGTGCAAAACCTGCTTCCATTTGATCATCATCCAGGAAAGATTGTTCTTCCTGGTCCACAGTACCTTCTACAATCTTACCAGCACAAGATGAACAGGCACCAGCACGGCAAGAGTATGGAAGATCAATACCTGCTTCGTCAGCAGCATCAAGAATATATTGGTCACCTTCACAAGAGATGATATTTTCAGTTCCGTCAGATGAACGGAGAGTTACATTAAAAGTTGCCATAGTCTTTAGTTTACGTGTACAGTACCTATCATGCCCGCTCCTTTATGCGGACCACACCAATATGTATAATCTCCAGATTCTGGGAATGATACATCAAATTCTTCACCAGGCATCATTGCTAGTGCCTCGTGTGACAATTCTGGATGATCTTCCACCACTACATTATGAGGAGGAAGCATATTATTAACAAAGTGAACTGAATCACCAGCGGATATTGTAACTTCCGCAGGATCGAAAACAAGGTTGCCATTGGACCCCATTTGAACGTCTACTGCCCATGCAGGAGCAGCAAGGAAAATTGTAGCAAGTAAGGCAAATAAGAATTTCATACTAGTGTACCGTGTTTACGTCTAATTTCTCTGAGTTCTTCAAAGTTTTTCTGTTTAGTGCCGCCGTCATATGTCCAAGCATATCCAGCGGTAATCATTTGTTCGTTGAGTGAGAGTTCTGCGTCCCCAATGTATAGCCAACCGAGAAGGCGACCGTACTTACCCACACCCCCAACAAGCTCTGTACGAATAACAAGATCGTCATCACCATTGATAGCACCTTCCAGTTTATCTTTGAGCCAGTTGGTGGCATCGATTCCAAGTGCTTTCTCTTCGAGATCTCTCGTGCGTTTTTCTGGAGTGTCAACACCAGCGATACGAACTCTTTCCTTTTTATAGAGATCAAATCCCAAGTCGATAAGTACATCTATGGTATCTCCGTCAAGGACTTTCGTTATCTCGATTACTCGGAAGTTGTAACAACTCTTCCGACTTGGGGGTGTCATTGCTCCCATTAGACTCTCTTTCGTCAATGCCTAATATATAGACGATAACGTAAAAAACACCAGCAAGGAGTATTATCAGGGAAATAATAATACTCCAGGTGACATCATTTACATCATCAAGTGGTCTTAATATTAAATTCATAACCTATACGTTCCATCGCTGCCTTCAATTCTTCTGAATGATGTATTTCATCATTCATAATCTCAGTGATTTTTTCATCATTACGATCCTCATACTTCAGATACTTTCTATAAGTTTCTGCAGCATGAATCTCTACTTCGTAGGAGAGATGGTAAGCAGAGCGAGGAGATAACCAATAATAAACCACGTTGACCCAATAGTAGATAAGTACAAGGTGTCTGGCGAAAAAGCGATCCACCCAATGAGCATTACCGCCCCGACTCTCCATATACTCCAGATGTTCGGTTTCGTTAAGTGTTTGAGCAAAATGTTCCTCCATGAGATAAATGTGATCTGGACCACGTAAACCCATTGATTCTCTGAAATGTAGCACACTCAGAAAGGCAAAATAGGGTGCCCGAGCAATTTCCTCAAGCACCCAAAACCTCTGAAAGTGTCTACCCCTGTAGAGGTAGTCGATGATTGCTACAGTTATATCTAAAACTAATCTGTTGAGTTGCTCCATACGATTTGATGAGCAAGTTTGTCTCTCAATGCGTTAATACGCTCGCCATTATATTGTTGAAAGTTTCCTCTCTTCTCTACGCTCTTATAATAGTGTAGAGCGTTAAGGATTATTGTGTAATCCTCTATATCTATATCAATCTTCATCACAATCCTCCATCATTGTTGCGATTTCACCACCAATCTCTGCTCCAGTATCTTGCCCCAACATCACCATCCAACCAGATATCAACCAACCAACATATGGAATACCCGTAAAGGCAGGTGCTGCGCTTGCTCCAACACTAGCACCGACCATTCTTCCGGTTGATTCTCCAGCGCCCTCCGCTTTGAGACATGCTGCGTCTTGGGCACTTAACTTTCCCACTTCACCACCCTGGAGATGCCTTGCTCCGTCCATGGTGTACTCTTCTGTCTTTCTGACTACTGAGTTGCCACCGATTCCAAAGAAACCATTGTTCTTATCGATGTCTGTATGGACACCGAGTACCTTTGGATCGTTAGCATTATACTGAATACTATATCCTTCCTTACCTGCCTTCACAGTGTACGAAGTGTAGTCTCCTACAGGCAGGTTAATAATTGGAATCTCACCTCTTTTAATGAGATGTCCTAATATGCCAATGTGGGCAACACCAAACAGTGTGCCCACACCTAGTGCCACCCATTTAAATGGTTGGTTTGACCGGGGGTTCGCCATCATTACCTCTTCCAATAGTGATTGGTGCCTGCTCAATTCTGATTGTCTGTGCAGGAGCAGTTGCTGATGCTCTCTCAATCAGTTTTTCTAAATCTGCCTTACTGATGTTGGAACCACCGGCACCACCTTTGTCACCGTTTTTCTTCGCTGTCTGGACCCCGAACGTAGCTAAAACCCCGGTGAAGACGCTGGCGATGAAGGTGGGATCGAGTTTCTGCTCGGGAATTCCAAGAGCAGGAGGTAGTTTGATGTATGCGAGCGTAAGTATACCTCCGCTCCAAACAAGGATACCAAGACGAACAAAGGTACTAAGAATCGCAAGTTGTTCTTCGGAGTCCTCAACTTTTTCTTTGAGTTTTCCAATTGGACCTTTTTTCTTAGGTTCATCTGTTTTGACTTCTTCAGGCATATTCGATTAGTCAGGCATCTTTATTTAGAAAGATATCCTTTTTCTACCAACCATTCACGAGTCATGGGTGTGGGATCATAGTCAGTCCACATGGTTCCACGAGCACAAGACTCAAGTGCTGCAGCAGTCATACCCTCAGTGTGACCTGCCCAGTATGCTTCTTTCTCCCAGGGGATTGCCTCTGGTGTTGACTGATAAGCACTCTTTGCGATTGCCTGATACATGCTAGGAACATCTTCCTCATTCATAATAATAGCAATGAAGTTGTTCTTGATTGTTCCTGCCATACAATCCTGAGCAGCGTGCCATCCTTCGTGACGCATCACTGACATCACAGTGTGAGGACGCTTCATATGAGCAACATTCAGGAAGAAGTTATTACTTACAGTATGATAGACACCACGGTGACCAACAGGAAAATACCTTTCATCTGCTAGAAAAACTTTAGCTCCGACTGCATTAAGTGATCGGAGGAGAGAGTTAAACTCATCAGCAATAATATCATAATCAATATCAACCAGGTAATCATCCTTGTTGAGGTCAGAAACTGTTTTGAGTTCTTTGACATGATCAGTGCATTCTTGGAGTAACATGCATCCCATAGAGTGCATAGTGAAGTACTCTTCATCCTTAATTGGATCAGCAAGTGCTGGTACGGAAATAGTTGCTGCTGCCAGCAAACTCATGATGATTTTTTTCATGCGTAATACGCCTCGTAGTATTTGACGATGCCACTTGTAGTGACGTTGCCTTGTGATACCCAGTCATGGGCACACTCATAGATGGATTTATTGGAATACTTAGGGACAGATCCATCCATCTGTCCACCAAATCTTGAGAGAAGAACTTTGAGTGCGCTTTCACGCACTTTCATTCTATCATCACTATAACGCCAGTCTTCAGTCATTGTACTTATCCCACAACTTGCGAATGTTTTGTGTGATGGGGAGACCACCAATGTAAGTCTCTAGAAGTTCTCCGTCCTTATCAGCAATAATAAGAACAGGAGTAGCAGTCACGCCATACTTTTTGGCGAGTGCAAGGTTTTCTTCAGGAATGGGTTCATCACTTACATCCTCAAGATAAATCTCTTCAATGATACTCTCGCGTGGATCTTTGAGAGCAGTGATATATCTTTTTACGAGTCCGCAAGGTCCGCATGACTCTTTTGTAAACATCAAAAATTTAGTCATCGGTATTGATTGTATCCTGTGCCAGAGGACCATCCACCAGGACCAGACTGATAGTTCTCAGAACCACCAGGAGGATTGAGGTGAAGGGTTGTAGATTGATTGCGTGTGGCAATCTCATACATCTTCTGATGGATGTCTTCCGACTCTACAGAAT